AGCTACAAGGTTAGATGTGATTGTGTCATTCTCCAGTCGAATAGACCTCCGACCAAACTTACTGAAGAATCCAGTAGGTGAGTTAGGATCTGAGTCCACTAGTTGAACCCATACACGATTACCTGACTCTGAGGTAGCTCCGAATACCCCGATGTGGTTAATTGTGTTGGTCCGTGAGATGACACGGTTGGCTGAAACCAGTACTCCACCTTCTCCTGAGTCCACGGTCCAGACGGCCTCGCTGTCTAGGGTGTCCACGGTAATGGAAGGCATACTCTGGAAGGTGATCTGACCGTCAGGATCAAAGAACCATTCGGCATTCATTGTCTGAGCAATCTGATTCATTGCGTCCAAATGGGTCCCTGATACGATCGATCCACCAGGTAGTTTCTTAAGCTCATCTAGGTCGTCACCATAAGTAACCGTAGGACGGTAACCTAGGATGTCATAGGTGTAGTTGACATACAGGTTGACAGCAGCCTCACAAGTCAAACCACTTCGATCTCTGTCAGCTAGAGTCTGGATATCCTGGAGGGCTTTACCTCTGTCATAGAAGTTGAGCTTAACCTCTTTGTTAACCCCGTCCTCGTATCCACTGTCCTCGATACGAAACCAACCAAGAGGAACTAACTCCTCTGTGTCATCCGAGTAGCGGAAGCCTGACCGGATAGCGAACTCGATACCCATAGGGTCAAACTGAGAGATGTTTAGATCATCCTTAGCGATCGTAAGGGAGCCAGCTCTGCGGATGTCTGCTGCCCGATCAATAGTAAGTGACCCCTCTTTAATGGGGATGTCCTCCATGATAGGAACGGTCTGAGAACCGTAGTACATATCGACTACGGTTCTCCTACGATTGGAGTAGCGGATGTTACGTAGGAACCTGTCTGACACTGCGTACACCCGTTACCCCCTAACCATTCTGTAGAATATCCAACCATGTTGGGTTAGCTGAGAGTACTTGAGCCCAGCTCTGATAGTTGTCGACTAGGACTTGCCACGTCAAAGCACTAACAGCCTCTTCCGAAGGCGGCATATCCACTTCAATCCATTCAACAGAGATGGCCATGGTAGCTTTGATGTTACCTACCATAGGGGCCATCCTGGACAATCTCTGAGGCTGAACAGACTTGACTACAAAGTAGAAGTCTTCGATACCTACAGCCCACGGAACAAGGTTACGTAGCATAAACGTATAGCCAGTTTCAAGTACACTTATATAGTCATTGATTGAGTCAGGACAGTATAGTGAATGTGGCCAACCCGTCTCAGGAACCAACAGTATGAAGTTACCTGTACGTCCAGCCATCACATCAGTGGATACGACAGGATTCTTTCTACCTAACACATGACTGTTAGATAGGATAGTTCCCTCACGTTGATACTCGTCAAACTCCTGAATCATCACAGGGATGTTGAGAGCTGGTTGAAGTGGAACAGATAGGTAGCTAACCGGTCCCTCACCTATCGCGTCCCCTGTAGCAACCAAGGAGGCTTCCCATTCGTCCACTGGTGACTGATTGATTGTGTCCGTACCTGTACCCACCAGAAGAGAGTCCGAGTATACATAGCACTTATACGTAATAGTGGGAGAGTAGTTGACTCCTGTATTTCCAAAGTTGAATTCATAGTCGTCACCAACGAACGATGAACCGTCCACTGATTGAAGCTGACCACCTCGTACATCTCTTTCAGCTACTACACCCGAGTCATCCGTAGCGGTAACTTGGAATTGTGAGTAGCCTGTTAGTCCAGTTACGGTGACTCTGTAACCAGCTGTCTGAGCAAACGGAGCTACGACTACAGCTGCCACCACCGTAGGAACAGCGATGACGTGCAACTTAGCTACTACTGTTGTTCCTTGAGTAGAGGAAGCGTTAGTGTGAGCGTACGTGGGAGCTGCGGTCTGAGTTCCTGAGGATACTGAGTGATCTGAGATCAGCAACCCCGAGTCGTCACCATCTGTTGATAGGTTAGACACCCGAGAGGTGTTAGCTGAGAGAGTTAAACCTGTAGCTGTAATAGCTCTAGCTGAGATAGCTCCCGCGTCACTGTTAATACCTGAACAAGCAACCAAATAGTCACCTGCTACAGCATCAAAGTCTGTGTTACCAGCGGCTGAATAGTTAGCTCCATAGGTTTCATCTTGACCAGTGGAGTAGTTGACAGTCCAAGCTTCTGAGGTAGCTTTTGTGTAGTTAACGATTACGGCTTGACCTGAGTTGACAGTTCCAGGGAAGGTCACCGTATTACCCGTAGGGACTGAACCCAATGAGTAATAGACAACCGTTCCCATAGAACCGACGTCAGCCCCAGTAGCAACATCCACCGCAGAATCGGAGAAGGCTAACCTAGTCCATGTTCCGAGTGTTGCTGCTACCGTAGGCTCCCCTGTAGCTGAGGTCTTCCAGATAGCAACCAAGAGATTAATAGAGTTTGCTGTTGAGGCGGGTCCTACAGGTGACAGCACTAAACTTCCTACTCCCGTTCCTGTTACTACAGAACCGGCAGCACCAAAGCTGATAGCCATTAGTACCTGCCTACTGGGCTGAGAATAGCTACGCTATTTTTAGCCATCTAGAACCCCCTATTCAAGTCTCTAATTAGATCCAAGTTGTTTTGCTCAACTACCGCCTTGTGAGCAGTAGCTACACCATCTACGAATACAGTAACATTAGTAGATGAGTTGCTTGACATGTTACCCTTTAGGATCTCCCATTGTGAACCTGTGAAGACAGGCTCGGGGACAGACGTCCCGTTGAATAACCCTGGCTGTAGATATCCACCGTTGTCATAACCTCCAGCCGGAAGGTTGAAGATAGACCCATATCGAGATTTGATGTATCTCAATCCAGCGATGATGTTGTGTAGAGGATTCCACACGTCACCCATACCAGGTAGTTTGTAAGCGTTGAAGGTTGGTCCAATGGTTTGCATCAACCCCATAGAAGGAATGCCCTTCTTGGCGTTGCTGTCCCAAAGGTTGATAGCCCTAGGGTTACCACCAGACTCCTGATTGATTCGAGCTAGCAACGGAGTAAGCCAGTTACCAGGAAGACCTAGCATCCTAAGCGCACTCGCTGCTACTCCTGCCCACTTACCTGCCCCTCCCGGGGAACCTCCAGCTCCACTCATAGCTCCCGCTGCCATATTCTTCTTAGCGTCATCGAATTCCTTCTTTGATTTACCAGAAGCTTGGTCGAATAGGGCTTTAATCCATCCCTTACCGAGAGCCATAACACCATTCTTAGGATCTTTACCAAAGAGGTTAGCGGCCTTCTCACCTACGGGACCTAGGATTTTCTTCTTAACGTAGTCCCAACCTTTACCGAGGAACCCGAAGATACCTGAGAGGATGCCACCCTTACCAAGGTTGCCTCCACCTGAACCACCGAAGAACGCGTAGTCCCTAGCAGCAGTTCTGTGGATCAACTCAAGTAGTCCGGGACGTCCCGCGAAGAACGAAGCTAACCTATCCTGGTTGAACCCACCGAAGTCAACAGCCTTACCCTTACCGTGCCAAAGTGGATCGCCAGGACGGAAGGTTGAGGAGATGCTATATCCACCGATCTTTGAAGCTCTAGCTAGCGCCATCACATACTGATAGCCTTGTTGCATAGCTACGTGAAGGTGGTTACGGTGAGCCTCAAGTAGAGCGTTATTCCCTCCACCTACTCGACCACCACCAGCGAGACCTATTCCCTGTGGTCCATGTCTGTTGAGGTAGTCTAGATTGTTATACCCGATCTTCCTAGCTGACTTTGCACGGATGACATACTCATCCTTGGAGAGTCTTACTGGAATTGAATCTGAGGTGGTTGTGCCAGGACCTCGCATCCTTCCACCACTAGCTTTACCAGCTAGCTTCTTAGCTTTATCTGCGGCTGAGGCCGCTGAGGCAGCACCTACCAGAGGGATCTTACCGATCCTGAATGAGACACCCAACTTCCCGAGCGCACCATTGATGATATCGATACCTCGGTTAATTACTCCAAGGACCAGGTTAATACCATTGATAGCTGAGTTACGGATAGAGGTCCAGATACCTGCGAAGAAGTTCTTAACTCCACCCCAAATATCATTCCACTTCTTCTTGATTGCATCCAATGTACGAGAGATGAAAGCTTGAATAGCTCTAAATCTATCGACAACCCAATCATGAACGCTAGACCAAACAGCTCTAGCGAACGTTCTGATGAGTGTCCATATAAAGTTCCATCTAGCTCTGATGATAGCTAGCACACTAGAGACGATATTTCGGATAGCGTTAATCCGGTTAGCTACCCAGTTATAAATAGAGTTCCAGATACCAACAGCGAAAGACTTAATGGACCCCCATATGAAGTTCCATAGTCCCTTAATCCACCGAAGAGAGTTGTTAAACCAGTTCTTCATATTGGTCCACCAACCCTTGGTGAACGCTAAGACGTTATGGTACCAAGCCTTTAGGTGAGCCCATAATCTAGCCCAGAATGCTTGCCAAACCATATTGAGGACACCAAGTACGACACGGAAGATGGCCCATGCTGCGTTAAGTCCACCACGAATGATGTTGACGATAATCTTAAGAGCGCCACTAGCGATGTTCTTTAGGCCAGTCCATACGGTATTCCAGTCAGCAGTAAAGATGCCCTTAACTACCTGGAAGATTCCTCGGATTACTTGGACGGCTCCCTGGATAATCGTAACGATGTTTCTCCATAGAGCACCAAGAGTTTGGAGTACCTGAGGTCCAACGTCATGCCACAACCTAACGAAGAAGTCAGCGATCTTACGACCGACTGTGACAACGCTATCAACGATAGCTTTCCATGTTTGGGCGATCTGTTGGCCGGTGTTACCGAAACCTCCGGCCGCCTTACCTAGTTGTCCGAACCAACTAACAACCTTAGCGATAACTCCAACTGTACCATTGAAGATATCCCTAATGATCTTCCATGTCTGTCTCATGTTGTCGATTACGCCGTTGTGCTGGTTGAGAACCACCCAAAGTCTAGACATCAACCTTAGGAAATCAAACATAGTTTTGATTCCACCAGCGATCAGATTAAAGAAGTCCTCTAGGCCCATGATGGCGCCCTTCATAGCTTGAGGATCATCTAGGAATCTATCGAACGAAACACCGAAAGCTTCACCGATCTTCACAAGCCCCTGAGAGATAGTTCCCATCAGGGCTTGCATAAACGGAGAGTTCATTAGCTTAGCCATAGGTCCAAGGAAGGCGTCAACCATTCCAATTAGACCGTTAGTAATACTAGGTAGGAAGCGAGCACCAGCTTGCAAAATCTCACGGATGTGGGGAGCCCACCGATCGAGAGCCTTATTGACTTTGTCGATCTGCTTAGCTAGTACATCCCCTAGGAACATTACGTCAGGGTGGAAGATGATTTTCTTCTTGAAGTTCTCAGCGAGCTTGCTCGCCGACTTACTGACACGAGGGTCATCGATTGCTGCTACGATTCCAGCAGCCAGGACAGCTCCGAGACCTAGACCTCCGAAGAGAAGACCAGCAGTCATAGCTCCTAGAGCGGGTAATCCTAGAGCGAACGCCGCAGCGAACGCTGCAAAGAATGCTGTACCAGCGATAGGTCCTGTGTTAGTAAACAGACCCTCAAGTCTAGAAGGTAGAAGGGATAGTACACCTTCTACACCCCCCATAAAGTGACGACCAAACATCCTTCCGATGTGGTCACCATCTTTATCCACCTTAACCTTCTGACGGATTACCTGTGTGGTTTCCTTAGTAAGAGCCTTAGCGTTATCCAACCGGAGCTTATGCAACTTCTGTTCGGAGGCGATCCTCTGGCGGTTAAGAGCTGCCATACTCGACATCTCTTTATTCATAGAGAGTCCGCTTATACCAGAGGGCTTAAACTTCCGCATCTCCTTATTCCAGTTATCCTGGAACGTCTTAGTGAAGTCTTTAGATGAACGTAGGGCGGCAGCTTGCATCCCCTTACTATCGATCCGAGGATCAATGTCAATATAGCCTTCGCCAACTTGAACTCCACCAGCCACCGCACACCTCGCTTCCTTTAGTCTTTCTTCTTATCTACAATCCTAGGTGGACAGCTACAGTTAAGCTCACCCGTAGAGTTGACACCACTCTTGACACACTCAGGGGTGTGATCAATCCTTACCTTCATAGTAGAGAACCCACCCATCAACTTAGATGGTTTGGTGAATACCTTCTTCACCTTCTGTTCCCTAGCTGTATGGATAACGGGTCGAGGGATTTGCTTAGGAGCCTTCTTGAGGATGTTCTTAAAGTCCTTACCAGCGGCACGATTAGCGCTGATTCCAGCAAAGAACGTAGCTCTCTGAACAACATCCACTAGGTCTAGAAGAAGGTGTTGGGTTACGTCAAGGGGATCGTTACGGTAGTGCTTCATGATTCGGGAGTCCTCAGGTAGGGAGTCAAGCATATCGACTACCCACCTGAGGTTTATTCCGTTGTTGGGCTTCCATAGGTCCCGGAGGTCTGCTGAGTAATACTGTCTGAAGTCTGCCTCCAGTTTTCTACAAACAGACTCATCCTTGAGTATACTTAAAAACCAACCTAGTCTTTTGGGTCCACATCGATAGCCTTGTAGAGAGCCTTATAGAACTCGTTAAGATCCTTCATCTTTTTGGCTGACTTTCGGAGAACCTTATACTGATCTTCACCAAGAAGACCCTTGATCGCCGCAAGCATATTGCCAGCTTCCTGATCCTCAACAACCTGTAGGTCCCACTCCTCACCCGGGGGTACGGTGTATACGTCACCCATGAAGTTGAAGGTGATGTTCTCAGCTAGAGCCTCAGCGGCTAGTACTTTCTTTACAGTCATTTGAATTCCTTATTAGTTAGAGAGAGAAAAAAGAAGGGGAGGATATACCTCCCCTTTTCTTACGTAGCTGGAGTCAGATCCGGGTTCTCGGAGTAGATGTAAGCTAGTGTCCCCGAAGAGTCAAGAGCTTTGAAGGTGACTCCGGTAAGCTGAGCGTTATTTCTAACGAGCTGTAGGGACTCACGGTCAGTTAGTACCGCCCTTGGGATAACTAGTCTGGTCTGATCCTCTTCGTCGTCTTCCCATTCGATAATGAGAGCCTTCTCCTGAGAGCCAGGTGAGCTAGTTAGGGTTAGCTTGCCGTGTGACATGCTGTTAACGAACGTCTCTGCGAAGAAGAACAGTTCCCATGTGGTAATGTTAACCTGACCCATATTAAACTGAATCTCTAGGGATACAGTATCGAGGGTGGTCTTAACCGGAACAGCAGACTGCCACATCATGATGTCTGATAGTTCAACGTTAGGAGAGATCGAAACCCCATCCTCATCAACATATCCGACAGCATCAAAGCTTGCGTTCAACGCCATAGTTGCGTTAGTCGGTAGAGTAGTTCCAACGGGAGCAACGTATACGTTACCGAATGGAGCTAACCGTACTTCGCCTGAATCGATAGTCATTGATATTCACATCCTTTCTTGTAAGTTAGCTCACTAGATAAATCTAGTTCACTGAGTTAGCTTGGTGAAGCTAGGTCACCAGACGGTCTAGTCGTAAGCCTTACGGCGAACGTAAACCTATATCCCTCCTGGTATCTATCAGAGGTGTTAGTCAATCCCATCTCGACTCTGACATCACTTAGGAATAGACCGTTACCTCTATAACGACCCATTTGGTATTTCACCGAAGCTAAACAGATAGCTGCTATATCTCTAGCTACCGATCTTCGTTCGGCGTAACAACCCACGTCGATACGTGGATGATCAATGGTGGGCCATTCCTCGAATGAGCCCTCCTGTGTTACTTCGATCCATCTATCTCCATCTGTGAATCCCTTAAGGTCTGTTGATACTCTTGGGTGTCCTGTGGAGAAATCTAATTCAGGAGTCTCGTTCTTGAGGATGTCTACTACGGCAGCTTCAGCGTCACCGTGCTCTATGAATTCCCATTGGCTGGCTATAGCTACCTCCTTCCTACACAGCAAAGGACATTTATGCCCTGCTAGCTACGGCTAAGAATCCTCTCGTTAGTGGCTTATACCTAAGTACCCTTACGGAGTTACCTCCGGGGTGAGCCCCCCACTCGATCATGTTCCAAGCGGGATCGTTGTTGCTGACTCTTGCTCTCTTGGTTAAGGTATTCCACCCGACTTTGAAAGATGCGATATATTTAGGTGGAGTAGTTTCTGAAAGTCTCCACTCGTTACCGGGTATTTGCTGAACCATGAAGACACGTATAGCGGACCCCCGGATCTGATTACCCACTGAGAGAGCGTAAGCTTCATAGCGTTTGTCTAAAGCTCTCATTAATTTAGCCTCATGGATAACAAACTTCGCAGCCATATTATCCCTGTCTAATTTTCAACATGGGATACACCTATCCCTGTCTAATTTGAGCGATGACAGCGATATGGTTAATCTTAGCTTTGAAGTCATACCACTTACCAGGGTGACCTAGAACGGACCACTCATACCCATCAAACTCAAGTCGGTCTGTATACACAACATCTGTATCCCCGGGAGCGTAGATACGGACCGCAGACCTACTGAACTCTCTCGCTCTGTTGTCTTCGAAGTTAAGCTTTTCAGCCAAGGGGAAAGGTTCGATCATACATTTAGTAACCGTAGTTCGTGTAGCGTTATCCCAATCCCTGTAGGATGTATTATCCCTAGGGTCAATTAGGAACTCAGCTCTAACGATTACGATATTATTTAGACCTAAAGGTTTGGTAGCCATACTCACCCCTAATCGAAATCAGCAAGGTAAGCTTGGGTACTCCTGTAATCAGGGAACCTATCAGATCCAGCAACGTTGATTGTATAGCTATGATTGGTATATTTATAGAGGGTTACGGTAGCCATATTCCCGAACAGCTGAGTCATGAAATCATCTCGGTACTGTTCCACTACGTCACCCACCTGGAATGATCGTAAGTTAACCGGAGACTGTTCGTTGATCTGACCTAGGACTCCAGCCACCATTAGTAGCTTTACGTCAGCTGGTACCTCGGAGTATCCAAATGAGTAAGTGACATCAACTACTTGTTCGGGACATCCATAGAAGATGGTATCAATACCATCCCAGTCAATATAGAAGTCCTCTTCCTGAGTCCGGAAGTTCTTAATAGAAGAGATGCCTGTAACAGGCTGAATGAGTTTGACCTGGCCGTAGTAGTCTGACTTATACCTAACGGTCACATCTTCATATGGTTCGAAGGATACATCCACGAAGTTATTGATGAAGGCTGATAGGGAGTCGATGATGAACTGCCAACCCGACTCTTCCTCTTCGTCCTCTACACCCCTACCTAAAGCATTCTCGATATCAGCAATCGTGATTAGTGCGCTCACCTTACCCCCTTAAAATTCGTTTAGGAACCTCTTAACGTCTTTCCACTCCTCTAGAGTTCTAGCCCAATTGAAGTGGGAGCGCTCTCGCGCACTTTCACAGCTAAAGTCATAGGTGGCAAGCAGCCAATTTAGTTTGTCTTCCCACTCGTCGAAGTCATCATGACGTTCACAGAAGTTCGCAGCCCAACCCATAGCCTCTCTAGTTCCAGCTGTATCTGTGAGTAGACTTGGGATGCCTGAACAAGCTGACTCCACCGCAACCCTTCCATAAGATTCATATTTAGAAGGAACGAGCACAACTTTTGACTGCCGGTACACATCCAGGATGTTATTTGTGTGAGGTAGGATCGTAACGTTTCCAGGTAGATCAGATGGAATATACTGGTCCCCGTACCCACCTTGAACCCCAAGAAACTTTTCGTGGGGAAAGCGTCTAGCCAACTCATAGAAGGTCAGTCCACCCTTATCATAGGATAGTTTATTGGTTGTCCCGATAGTTAGGTTGATGAGGGTGATGTACTCTCTGGTTGTCTCAACGGTGTATCTCTTGGGATCTACCGGAGGGTGGAAGAGTACCTTAGGGATTCGAAGAGGGACACTTTTGTAAGCTCCCATAATCCATTCGGTATTATAGATTAGACCGTGAGCATACTTCTCAGCTGACCCGACACAGTAGTCCTGATCATTGTGGAGGAGATGAATAGCTTTCTTCTTATGTTTCTCTGCGACCATTCCTGATCTAGCAGCACACTCTAGGTGTGAAATAATTAAATCATTGGTTGGGAAGTACAACTCAGGATCTCTCTTAGATGAGTGAGCCTGGACCTTGACCCCATCGAGTACGTAACTACCTGAACCGTCAGGATGTGGTTTGCTCAGGAGAGCAGTCGTGGTATGCTTCTCAAGACGGAGTAGTCGCATAATATCGTGTAGTGTGGTTTCCGCTCCGCCGTTATGTCCGGAGCCTACGTAAGCGTGGGAGTAACTAAGGATGTTCAATGATTGATCCTATACTTGTTTTCTTAAGGAGAAAAAGAGAGGAGGCTAAAATGAGCCGTAACAGCCTGTACTACAAAGAGGCGTTGCTTTGCCCAGCCACCGTCCGTGGTTGGGAGATCGGAGAGAAGTCCCCTAAGTTGCGGGACCTTCGTATTCTCGCAGAACGTCTCGGTTATGAGGTCTGCTTAAAACCAATTAACGGAGAGGGGGAGGAATACCTCCCCCTCTGACCGATTAGGAGAGAGTCTGGTCCTGTAGTACCCAGAACGGGTAGAGGTTACCGAGGTGACGAACGGGGTTCACCACGACGTAGGCAATTCTCATAACCGCTCTTAGAACCTTACCGTCTTGCTGGAAGGCGGAGTAGGTGATAGCACCCGTAGTTGGGTCGAAGATAGTAGCTGAGTCAGAGATACTGAAGGTGATATCCTGTCGAATACCAATCCGTACCTTGTCCCATTCTCCTGCGAGCAGGAGAGCTAGTTCCTTGTCCCAAGTTCCATTCTTAACTTCCTCGATGGGAAGGCCATAGATTGTACCCGGGAAGCCTGCTGACGGAGGAGAGTAGATGGGGAACCCATCTGCTGACCGGAGAGCCGGTAGCTTCCACTTGAAACCAGGACCACTGAGGAACCCGGTAACGTCAACACCCTCTTCGCCTGCCTCTTCACCCAGTAGGGCGATATCAGCAGCTAGGTCATCGGTACTTCCAACGGTAACAATGTTACCGTGTAGGATAGCATTCTCGACGATACCCGGCTCAGCGAACGGTGAGTCAACACCATAGAGTACAGCGTCATCAATCTTCTTTGCCATCTCAGTAGCGATCAACGGACGAATCTCGTCGAACAGTGGAGCCCCTGAGTCAGCTACGTAGTTATCCGGGATCGGAACCATAACAGCTAGTTCCTCAGCAGCCAAACTCCGGTTATTCCAAGTTACCTTGGTGGTCTTTTTCGGCTGAGAGTCCTTAGCTCTCTGTGAACCTGAAGCGTTGTTGACGCTATCTCCAGAAGAGGTCAACGGGTAGTCAACTGTACCTGACTGCCAGTAGGCGGAAGGGAAGCTCTCTAGGAGAGTTAGCCGTTCCTGCCGTGTAGACATCTTGTGTACTTTAGCTAGCCGTAGGGCTACTGAAGCCTGCTCAACGTCCTTAATGACCTCACGGGCGACCTTTTCGGGAAGCTCTCTCGCATCAGTACCGGACTCTTCACGTTCTAGTCTCTTAGCGTAATTTGCATCTGCCATGTCTTTCACATCCTTTCTATAAGGGGATTAGGTTTAAGCTTTGTTCCAAGCGTCAGCGAACCAATCATTAATTGATTCGTTTAGATCCTTACCAACAGCTGTACCTCTTTGACCGGCAAAAAAGTCAGCAGGCTTAGCAGGCTTGGCGCTCTTAGCGATGAGTTTCTTAGCCTTAGCTGTTAGCTCATCTTCGGTTTCGCCAGTTAAGAACTCAACGAGTTCCGGATCAAGACCTGTCTTGATGGCAACCGAGTTACGTAGATTTTCTAGCCTAAGGTTCTTAGCCTCTTCAGCTAGCTTCTCTTTGTCCTCTGTGAGACGTTCTAGATCTGTCTTCTGGGAGCGAACATGTTCCTCCCACTTGGAAGCCTTCTCTTCGTTCTCCTTACTCTGTACTCTCCGAGCAGCAGCCTCTTTGCGGACCTTGTCCAATTCTTTGAGAGCGTCCTTTAGGTTGTCAATTCGTGAGCCTGAGTCCGAGGACTCCGTAACTACTACTTCCTCTGTGGTTTCCTGAACCTCATTAACTTCTTCTGACATACTTCTTCCCCTTTTCCTGAAAGGTTGACTTATAAATCCATCTAGGATTTAGGCTTAGGTTTAGACGTGGGTTTTGGTTTGGCCTTTACCGCAGCTACAGCATTCTGACCTTGCTGTTTAGCTACACCCATATCTCCATCTTCCGCTTGCTGACCCTGCTCAAGGGCCATCTCTTGAGCCATCTTTTGCTGTTCCTCGAACTGTTCTTTAGCCGAGGCGATCTGGTCGTTAGTGAACAAACCAGTAACCTTCATAGCGATATCTAGGGCTACTCCACCAGCAGTTAACTTACTGAATAGATCACCAAGACCAGCGAGGTCCTTAACCTCAGCGTCCCTCCACAGAGTGACTACCTCAGTCTCTTTCGCTTTTGCTGTATCGCCATCAATCTTGAAGGCAAGTCTCATTACTCTTTCATAAGCCCAACCGACAGCTTCCTGTCGTAGTCTAATCTTTGTTACTAAGGCTGACTGGTCCTGAGTTAGGGTATCCCCTGATACGTTAACCATCCTATTCATTAGATAGGTGGCGGGTGTCCCTGTGACGGCAGCCAAATGGCCAACATCGTCATTGATAGCAGCATTAATCTGAGTGAAGTCAACAGCATCAAACTGACCGAACTTGGCTTCCTGATTAACAGTCGCCCAAACCATGTCAGCGCCAGCTTTAAACTCTTCGCCCTTTTTAGCTCCGGTCATCCATCGCTGGTTGAACGCCTGACTCTTAGAGAGGACCATTCGCTCCAACATCACGGTATTAATACGATCCTGAATGTCGATGACACCCTCGAACTCGCCTCTCCCGAGGGAGCCGAACGCTGGTTGCCAGTTCACCCGAATCAACGTCACCTCACCTACGGGGTTAGGCTGCTCATCTACGAGCTTGAAACCTCCGGCCGCAGCACTCCGACCTACAAGAATCTGAGTCAAAGAAGCAATATCGGTTCCTACGTAATCAGTGATAGTTGGACCCTGGTAGAGCAAGATAGATTCTGGTAGATATAGAACCGCCCAAATGGTTTGACTTGCGTCATCTTGCCACATCTTTAGGCCAGCAAGCAACCTAGTCGGGTGACGTGGGTCAGACTCAGTGATACATAGCCGGGGATCTTCTGCTGTAATAATAGGAAGACCATCACCATCTTCATCCTCCTCTAGTGGAGGAGCTACGAGTACGTAAGCATCCCCAAACACAGAAGCCGTGTTAATGATAATAGAACTCTGAAGATCCATGTTATTAGCGGTCCAGATCTTCTTGGCATCCTCATCTTCTTGGGACTCTGGGCCAAACTGGAATCCATTAACTTTCATACGATTGGTTACAGCCTGAGCAATCAGGACACAATAATTAGTTCTGCACTTTCTCTGTAGCTCACGTAGCGCAACCACGTATCTCTTATCACCATTAGGGTAGTCATGGTTTCCAAGCATATATCGTTCTAATCTGTCATACCTTGTTTGACGACTTAGGAGACGTTGGGTCAGTCTAGTTAGGTACCATCTCGGAGATCCGGGGGTGATTACTTCACCATCTATGACCGTCCCATCCATCGGTTGTGACACCGACATTCACCTCCCTCTTAATATGAAAAGACCGTATACTGTCTATCTACTAGCGCTCCATCTTGGATAGCTAGAGCCGCAGCTTCAACAGCAAGTACGGAAGCTTGAGCAGCACTAATATAACTACGGCTGTATGGAGTCTCTTTACGAATGATAAAACCACCAGGAACCTCTTCTGAGTGAGTGTTTAGGACATGTCTTGAGATGTCTTCGTCGTTCCATTTGATTCGTCCACCTTCAACAAACTTCTCAAACTGTTGAACAGCCCTACTGAATTTGCCTTTGTTAGAGAACCAGAACTCCTCAACTACATCCTCATAGTCTGCGTACCATTTGGAGATGACATCTCTCCGACTAACAGGGTCAGCTACCAGTTTGATACAGTCGTAGTAGTCCAGGATGTTGCGGACTCTCGCATCAACCTCATCCCATGGAACTTCCCAATCAGTCTTACCAGTACGTCTACCTGTTTCTTTGTCTGTGCCTTGCTGTCTGAAGTCTAAGGGTGGTTCCCAAAAACCAAGGTTGAATAGTCCACCATCAGTTAGTCTGTAACCAACCAAGGAGGCAGCACCCCTATTAATGGAACCCTTGAAGCCGAGGGCTATTTTGTCACCTCGACGAAGCTTAATCTTCATATCTCTACAGCTCATCCACTCTGCGAACTTGAGCCAGCTTGAGGGTGGCCTTACTCGCTGATTGAAATAGAATCTCCGAGAGATGGACTCAGCGTACTGAGGGTCATTGATCTCTTGCCAAATACGATCTAGGTCAATCCATCCTGTAACAGGATGAGCAGCATCCCCATATACGAATTGGAGAGCAGGCCATGCCTTCTCCTTATCGAAGATGTCATCAATGACTACCTCACGAGTATCGAAGAGTAGACCTGAAGCTACGCTGTCTTTCTCTTTCATCTCTTCGTAAGCGTCATGTGTCTTCTCAGCTACCGAGTTCTGTCCGGGGATGGGAGCGTTAGTGGTTTCAATGAACCGACCACCCATCTTAGCTAGGTTACGAGATAGAGCTTCGTGGAGTTCAGGACCTTGTTCTGCCGGAACCCATAGGTGTGTCTCGTCCATAACTACGAAGGTTGCTCGGTTACCCTCACGGCCTCTTGGGGACGCGGTAACCTTCTCTAACTTCCTACCTCCAGGGTGAACAGATTTAGCTAACATAACATCCAGACCTGGATATTCGTTATAGACCTCGCCCTGCATCAACATTTCACGACACAACGAGTAGGTGTTTTCAGCCTGGCTATCTGAGATAGCGGCGATTTGTACTAGAGGAGTAGGAGCAGGAATAGCGACAGGCTTACCACTAGCATCCCAGCCGTCAAATCTAACTGGTCCCATAAATTCCGTGCAACAGATAGCAGCCAACAGAGGAGATTTACCCCAACCCTTTGGACGTTCAAGTACAGCCTTCCGATATAAGAATTTGCCTGATCGATCTACGGCATAAAACCATAAGATGAACATAGCTTGTTCGTTTGAGTAAACCCATCTTTCTCCTTGGTACTTACCGTCAGGCTGAGCTAAATATTCACTTCCCCATTCGAGGACGTCCCAGCCCAAGGTATACTTAGGAATTCCTACTGGTAACATCCTAACCTCCTGGGTTATTCTATGGATCAATAATTGGTTGGTTCCCCAACCTAGTAGCATAATCAACTACGTCTTCAACAGCTGTCTTAATCTCTGAGTCCTGAATAGCTTCCTTAGTTCTCCTAGGAGAACCTAGGCCGAGTCGAATACGGTCCTCTACTGAGGCTCCAAACATTCCTTCTCGCTTCCGTAGCTCACCTGTGAGAGCAGCCAAAGCTGTATGACTACAACCATTCATAATTTTGTCATGAACGATCGCAGCAACATAAAGTGATTCCCAGTCCAAGTCAGTGGTATACATAGCCTGAGGTGAATCTCTCCATTGAGTCCACCAGAACCTAGTTGAGGGGTGCCAAACCTTATCCTTATCACGACTCTCTAAAGCGAATCCTCTCCGTGTACCATCCCATTCAGGGAAAGTAACGGACTCCGGAACGAATACCTTGTTGCGTCTAGACTCTGTATCTTTCGGTGGACGTCCCATTACTCTCCCCTCACGGTTACGGTGTTTAGCTTTTGGATTACTTCTAGGTTATTAGGTAGTGACTGAGTAGCTGTTACCTCATTTGGAATAGCTACCAGAGTTAGTAGGTTTAGTTCAGCCTGAACGACTGTTACCGTATCCAACCTCTGGATGATAATTACCGTGGGTACAGGTAGCTCAGTAGTAACAGTGGGAGTGAATCCAGTAACTACCACTACGGCATACCCTGAGGAAGCCTGAACAGCAGATCCTGAGTTGATGGCTGTAACTACCACTGAAGCCGTTACGGCTGTTGGAGCTACGTTTGTAGAAGCACCATTAGATGTAACAGTTAGAGTTGCTGTTTGAGCAGCCACATGATTCATGATTGCTGATACGCCTACGACAGTTACCGTAGCTGATTGGCTTCCGGGACTAACTGTTGACGTTGTTACGTTAGCTGACACCGTAACGTTAGCTACCTGAGCTGAAACGTTACTAGCTCCCGTAGGAGCGGGATTGTTAGCTGTTACTGAAACCAAGGCTACTTCAGCTTGAACATTTTGGAAGTTACCTACTCCTGTACCCAACCAGGGGTAAGCTCTCCCCCAAGGGGTCTTACCAGGTCTGAATACAGTAGACGAGTTATATACTTCACCCTGTTGAACAATGGTGACCGTAGAGTCGTTAGCAGTAACGGAGACGCTAGCCGAACTAGCCGGGACACTGATCGCTGGATTAGGAGCGTTTCCTGTAACCGTTACTGAAGCTGACTGACTACCAGTAGATACCGTAGAAGTTGTGTTGTTAGAGGTGACTGTCACGGTAGCTGAACCAGCTCCGGGACTAACCTTTATCGTCGACCCGTTCCCTGTGACACTGACGGTGGCTGAACCTACAGAAGGTGAAACCGTCTGAGAGGTGTTGTTTGCCGTTACTACTACTGAGGCTGACTCAGCTGTAGCTACTACAGCGACAGTAGGATCTGCGTCATTTCCAGTAACCACTACAGAGCCACTACCAGGATTCACCCTGATAGATGGACTTGGGTTATTACTTGTGACAGTTACGGCGGCTGAACTAGGTCCTGTGCTGACTGTCGAGGTAGTTACATCACCCAATACGACTACTGTAGCTGAACCAGCACCCGGAGAAACAAACGGATTAGGATTATTCCCAGTAACGATAACTGAACCACTACCAACTACAGGACTAACTAGGGATGTAGTATCTCCACCCAACACAGTTACGTTAGCTACTTCTGCGTAAACAGTCGTACCCGTAATAATCGTGGAGTCTCCCGCTGCCACTGTTACAGTGGCACACTCAGCGGACACGCTAACTGACATACCAGGGTTATTAGCAGTGACAGCTACAGCGATACTTTGTGAGCCTGTGAAGACTGTAGAGGTGGTATTGTTACCGGTAACAGTTACAGCACCACTACCGGAACCAGGTTTAACTGTAGTTGTTGGGTTATTACCAGTAACGGTAACTGAGGCAGCCTGAGAACCAGGCTTAACATCCATAGTCGGGTTGTTACCCGTGACCGTAACGGCTGCGGACTGCGACCCTGGCTTAATAGTGGTCGTAGTGTTGTTAGCAGTTACGGTAAGAGAGATAAGTTCAGCGTCTACGTTAGTTGCGCCTGCCTCAGCCGCAACCTCAGAACCAGTACCTAGCCAAGTACTATATGGAGTAAATGGATAGGGTGTACCGGGTAGAAACGATGGATGTAAGAATGTAAGTCCGGGATCACCAACGGTGGATGATACGAGTTCCTTGACTACAACCCCACACCAAGACCATGAAGCGTTGTTAGCTGTGGTGTTGAAAGACTGTGAGGTACCACCAGTACCTTCGATGTAGGAGAAACAACCTGACTGAGCACCAAGGTCGTTCTCGTATAGAGAGGTACCTGTATCAATGGATACACCCGTTACAGCTCCAGCGCCCTCGGACAAACATACAAGAGCGATCCAGTCAGCCAAGCTGTCTGTATAGTCAAGGGTTATTGTGGGGTTGGATGCCGTTCCGTTGTTGCCTGTCTCAACATCTACTTCCGTAGACCCAGAAGTAGAGGTAACCGTCACTGCTGTAGCAGCATAGTTTAGGGTGCTGTTGATATCGATAGCTACAGTTTGAGCCCCACTTAGAACACCCTCACCCAAGAAATATGAGTAGGCTGCTGTGGGGTCTCCACCTCCAGCTTGGCTCTGATACTCTAGTCTGGTCATTGCTACGCCACCATAGGTGACACCAACAACCTGATCTGTTGTACCCTCACCTTGTGCGATCAATACGATTACTCCAGCAGGAGTACCCGAGGGTGTGTGAGTCCAGCTACCGTCAGCGGATGAGTTTGTGGCGGTAAGCTGAGACTTAGCATCAAAGGCAATAGCCACAACTTACCCCCTAACTATTAGCTAACTACTTCTACAAGAAGGCTATTCAATAGGAAGATGTTAGACCCCGAAGAGGCTGAGCATGCAGCACCCACTGTGATAGTCTTAGCTGTAGTAGTATCGACGGCTACTGTACGAAGGGCTAGGGTAATCGGAATAGGGATACGAGTAACAGCGGTCAACGAAGTCAAACCGTTGTCCTGGAAACCCTGACCTACCAGGGAGCCTGCGGTACCCGTACTTCTAACTCGACCCCACCACTCCATAGACCATGGCCAGCTTGCAGCTCCAGCACCTACAGTGACAGCTCCACCAATAGCGAGAGCGATACCTGCTACTCCACCGTAGTAGAATCCATAGGTGTAAGTAGGTGAGCCAGTAGTAGAGAAGTTACCCTGAGCTGAAATACGTAGAGTAGAACCAACCTCTAAGATGTTGGCCGGGAGAGTAACCTGAGGGAGTAGGGGAACGTCAGCCGCAGCGGTAAAGGTGTCTAGCTGAGCATTTAGAACTTGAAAAGGCGGAACAGGAGCAACCCAATATTGTCTCATATTACACCGTCATTCTAAAGATACCGTTGGCGTGCCAAACGATAGTGAATGTACCGTTAGTTACGGAGTTAGCTCCACCGAAGTAGTTGAAGCACACACCCTGATCTGAGGGAGTGGTAGAGGTGTCGTCATAGACTAGACAACCGTAAGCGTTCAACAGGTCCGCTGTAGCTCCCGAGGCTGTATCGACAGCATCAAAATAGACAACATCCGTAGTGACGTTTACTGAGGGAGTAGTAAGAGCTACGCCACCAGTCGGCCAGTCAGCACCACCACCTGAGGTATCGATAACCTCGTTACCTGAGATAGCCCATACTCCTGCGTTAAAGCATGTGTTAGCCTGAGTAGCGTCATTGTCTGGGGTGATGTCGTTGTCGTATAGAGCAGCCTTAAACGTATCTGTGTTAAGGTCTAGTACTTCTGCGGGAGTTGCTAACACAGTCTCCCAGAATCTAGCGAATGTATGTGAGTCAGACCAAGCCATTATATATCAACTCCTTTCGTTACCGCTTGTGCACAAGGAGCTAAGACAGTACAATCTTGACCATCGTTACGAGTCGTAACGATAGACATAACTGGCCTTCCTTCTCCATCCTTTTGTACCAATTCCTTACCTACATAATCTTCACGTTCAACAGCTTCTATTTTGCAACTCGTCCCAGCTGGGACCATTGGGGCAGTCAAACCCTTAAGTCCACGACACTTATGGAATCTGGTATGGACCTGAGTCTCGTAAGTTACATCCTTGAATGGGCAGTTAGGACATTCCCATCTGCGCTCTGGTCTTAGGATTACCAACTGTTCTGCCATAAATCGACAACTCCATATAAGATAGTGGTTTCCGAGGTATCTAACCTCAGTGAGTGTCTGACGTCAGTCAACCCGAGGAAAGCCGCTACCTGAACGGAGGTGAGAGCCGTAGTGATGATTCCCGCTGGACCACTAACCGTGATCCCGTTACCTTCGGTAAGAGCTAAAACGACCTCATCATTGTCATAAAAGGTATGAGTGATAGCTTCACTATCTAGATCGATAGCTTCGCCCAAAGTATCAACGTAGCTAACTACCAGTTCGTATGCGTCCCCTAGGACTAATTGAATCCTATACTTTTGTGGCACTGCCAATAGCTCTTGATACCCCCTCTTCAATTGAGATCTTTGGGATGTAATGTTCGTTGAAGCGGGTGGGGTCACCTACTCTGTAGAAGACTCCGGTAGGTTTATCCTGCTGATAGTTGACTGCCATAGTTGTGCAGCCTGTTACTATCGTTCTGGCCATAATCATCAGTTCGGCCATCTCAGTACCAACTCCAGTACATACATTTACTGGTCGTCGCTCATCGTTTTCATAGATTGTGTGCGTCCCTCTAATGACATCTTCAATATGTACCCAATCTCTGGTTTGGCCAGGAGGTCCCCACACTGTAAGGTCGCCAGACATAGCACGTCGTATAATGCTTGGAAATGGATAAGTGAGGGCTTGATCTGTCCCGTATCCGCTAAATGGCCGAACGACATGTACCCTAAGTCCCTGGTCGGAAGCTGCTTTAGCAATCCGTTCTCCTGTCAGTTTTGCCCATCCGTAGTTAGCGTCAGGATTTACAAGGTTAGAGTAATCATTAATATAGTCTTCGTAAAGTAGTGGACGATCATTATATTCAGCTACCTGTAAATATTTTGGATACGCAGCCGAGCTACTAAAATAGATAACAGCGTCACTACCACCTCGGAGAGCCCACTGGAACATAGTCGCGTCCATGGCGACATTCTTAGCTAAAGCCATATTAGATCCGTCGATGTGTGCTCTACCACCAACTTCGTAAGCACAATGGATCAAAAGATCGAAATGTTCCTCTGTATCTTCAGCAAAAAAAAGGAACGCATCCTCATCTGGATGGTTCACGATATCTAGTCCGTAGACTTCCCAACCGAGATTCTTCAGGAATTCCTTGTAATTTTTTCCGACAAAGCCTGCGTCCCCGGTGATTAGTGCTCTCATCTATGTACATCCCCAAATTTGGAATCGGTAGCCGATTTGCGGCATAGTCTCTCTATATTCTTGTGGCTGCCACCCGGAAGCCTTCAGTAGTGTTAATACTCCGGCACGATCCCAGCCCCAATAATGCTCCGGGTTATCGTCCGTATACTCATCTAGGGGAGTACTCAGAATAAGCTTCTTAGATTTAGCTCTGATTAGCTTCAAGACAGCCGTAGGATCATCTAGGTGTTCCAAGGTCTCACAGAGGACGAATACGTCCACTGGGCCGATAAGTTGTAGAGTGTATTCGATTGGACCGGTATATTCATATCCTGGTCGATAATCACCGAAAATACGTTCCCGGACTCGTATATTCCGGAGGATGTAACCATCACCTGCGGACAGGTCAGCACCTCGACCATCTTCGTCATCAAGGAAATCAGCAGCGAGAGCAAGAGTAGTCTGAATGCGTAACACATGATCTGGAAAGATCGAATGGTCATGTTCATAATTATAGATCTCCGCTAACTCTTCAGGTGTATATTTCGGTCTAAGTCTTCGAATAGTCACTGTCTACCCCTTGTACGGTGTGGTGCTCTGTGTGGCCAGTCATCCAATAGGAATCGATGAGTGGGATGTCTTAATTCCTCATTTTCGTCTCTACACTCAGCTACGAACTCATTATCGATTCTAGGAGGAAGAGAATAGCGAAATCTACGTCTTTCGAAGCCAAAGAACTCATCATGAGCCATAATCTTGTTTCTAAGCTTAGGGTGCACATTTAATCGCAACCACCACTGATCAACCTGATAAAAGTCGTTAGATTCGTAATTTACGGTCAAATGGTTACAAGCCCTAACAACAGTTTCGTAAAAGTTGTCTGGAATCGTGTATGGAAGGTTTTCGTGAATCAATGGGAAGAGGGAAGCTCTTACTCCGAACAATCCAGCCAAAATAGGAACCCCATGGAAGGGATGATCCCGGATAACGTGGAATTCGAGGTGGTGCTTCAACCATTCATTGAGAGCGTAATATTCTCGGAAGGAAGGTCGGCTATCAACGTCTCTGGAGAGGTAGTAGTCATAACCATCGGAATACAGCGGGTCAAGGAAGGCGTACCTCCAAAAGGTAGCGGTTTGGTCCTCAACCATCCCCCTCATACGAAGGATAAGCGCACCCTCACTCTTTAACTCCTCGATAACGGACTCAGGAACAGAATCACCGACTGCGAAAGCACACGTAACGTCAAGTTCACCCTCTTTCCAAAGTTTAGCGTTCCTTAACGCTCCCTGGACGTACAAGGGCTGATCTCCGAAGAGGGTAAAACTAACTAGACCCTTCAATATAACCAAACTCCATCATCATCTTGATTTTACCAACATCCTCTTGGAATCTGGAGATTTCCCGTCCCTTTGGATCGTGATAGATTAAGTAAGCGTCATTATCGTGTCTAGCCATAAAATTCGAGTTGACAGCACGATATTGCTTGTCATTTTTGTTCTTTCCAGCTAGAGGGTGCATATGTTCGATGACGACATCCTCAAGGTACTGGATCTTATCGATTGCGGTTCCCCAATCCTTCCATACGACGTCTACACACAGGTGGTCCATCTCTGGTGGACACATATACCCTACGGCTAAAGCGATGTCGGTGGTAAAACTGATCTGAGTTGGAATTCGATCAAATTGGAAAAGGTCGTTCCCATAGACGAATCCTGTCTGAAGCCCTCGGAGCACATCAATATATGACTTGTCCCAGTCGGGTGTTCGTGGACGGTGATCGTCTCCCATGAAGCCGACAGCGAAACCGAGCTTCCCTGACTTGGCGTAATGTCTAAAAGCCTCATTAAGGGCTCCGACCATTCCTCTTCTGGTGACGCCAGCAACATAATATTCCCATCTGTTATCATTCTTGGAGATGTACCGAGCTAAATCCCTGTCATCTTCGTCAAAAACGAACACAACCTTCGTCCGACAGCTTGCATACCTATAAAATTCGCCTGCAAAGTCAGCTAAGTTGTCCGGTCTGCCCCTCGTGGGGACAAAAATTGTCAATTCGGGGGGTGAAGAGGTTAGATCCACGTTGAATTTCCCTAATTTTAGTCTTGTTACCTACATTTTGGTTGTAAGAATCCCTTAGTTGGGTGTTATGAGCGGTAAAATCAAGCTCTCCACCTCTAGGGTGCTGAAAGTTGATGAGATCTCCACTGTAATGAGTAGGTTTTCCGAGGAACGTCTTGACAGATACCAAGAATATTTCGTCTTCGTATCCCCATCCAACGATTCGTTCATCCATTCCACCAGCGAGTACCCATTCGCTCGGTCTGATAACAAAAACTCCACCGCAGCTTGGCCCATACGTATAGAGCGGCTTTTTGCGTTGATAACGGTCAGGAGGAGATTTTGCGTAACGAGCAGGCATAACCCTAACTTTATCAAAGGGGATGTGCAGCCCCCCTTTGTTATAACAGGCTGTGATTGCCTCAGTGAGTGGTCCTTCCTCTGGAATGCTGTCGGCGTCACAAATAACTACTACGTCATAACCACAGATGTCCGCGTACCCTGCAATACCATTTCTGGTGGCAGCCCTATTGAAGGGAGTATGCTCCGAGTCATAAACGAACGTATACTTAAAATCGTAAAGCCCTTCTACGGAGGGTCTAACCCTATCAAAGACAGACCTTCTGACTCCCTCACCCCTAAAGGGGAACCCTAATAGAACCCTCAGTTTCATTTACCTTCCTTGTGGACCTAGACGGATTTGAACCCTCAACCTGGGGTATGCAACACCCCCGCTCTACCGTTGGAGCTATAAGCCCATGAACCCCTAAATTCCTCGAAGGTCACTCTTTAGGGGTAAGTGCGGATGGGTGATTTTAACCAGGATCTATTAGACGTCTCAGGGCGATCCCTAATCTCTCCCTCCGAATAGCGTGGCAACGGAATTGAACCGTTCTCTCTGAATTATGAGTACAGCGACATACCTCTAGTCCAGCCCGCTAAGATCCCGATATTTTAATGTCGCTCGGGAATAGACAATCCTCCATCCTATGACGGAGGAGGTTCGTTATGTTCACATCGACATACAGGTAGAAAGCCCTTTAGCCAGTCCCCGATCGCAGCTAACCACTGAGGGGTCGGCCGGTAAGCGTCAATACGTGTATATCTTACGAAGTCTCCAGCCTTCTGTGGCTGATTACTAACCATGTCATGTAGCTTATATTCCCATACTGCCTTGGCTACGTCTGCTACGGTTGCCACTCCAACTCCTTCGATGTAGATTTTGTCTGGTGATTTGTTAGCTTCCCACTGAGCTACGGATTCTCCACGTAGAATAGATAGGATAGCGTCAAACGCCTCTCGGACGTTCATGTACATCCGAAGGAAGCTAAGGTGAATATGCCAAAGGTGGCTACTATCTGAGGTGACGTTAACTAGATATACGAAATCAAAACCCTCTACCGCAGAGTCGGTGTCGATGTTGCCGTAGAACTCCCGGAGGTAGTTACCCCGAGGATCGTTGACATCCTTCCCAGATCTGTATAACCTGAGGGAGTATTTGTTGATCGTCCGGTAGTCACCCGACTGAGCGTCAGGGAACGTCAGATCTATGCCCGCTGATTTGTCACCAGGACCGAGCTTGTCCGCCGCTAGCTGGACCGAGTAATCATCTTTTGGTAAGTTGAGCCGGGTGTTATGGTATCCTGGTTTGTTCCCGTAGATACCTCCGAGTTGTACGGTAGGTTCGATCTTTTTGAACTCTTCCCAAAACCTCCACATCTCTGCTGAGATCCTAGCTGGATTAGGGTTTGTTGCCACCGAATACCTCCTCGTTTATTTTTCCCCTTCACTAATAATACTTACGTTATTTCTCAGATCCATCACGCGGACTCCTCGAAAACAGCCATAAATCATACTTTCGGGTAGTGTCACCCCTGACCGTTAGTACTACAGTCGATACAGTTAAGCTTGGGTTTCTTCCCAATGAGTTCGAAGCTAGTAATCTCCAAAACTTGTACACATTTCGGACACATCTTCCAAATCTTCTTCTTTTTGATAGACTCCCCCCTTCCCCATACGGCTGTAGTTGCAGCGGCTTCTTACTACTTCCCTCTATTACTCTCTTCTGTTAGCCGTTTCCTAGTGGAGATAGGTTTACGTGTCCTATCAACGTTCCACCGAGGTATCCGTTCCCTTCCTAGTGGACGAGAACGTCCCTAGGTGGAGGTACAGTCAGAGGGTAAATATGAAACAACTCCCTTTAACCCGGGAGTTGGGTGTATCCACGGTCGTCGCTGAGTCGAACAGCGTTACTCTCCACGGTCAGTGGAGGATGAATCCTCCATAAGACCAAGATCCGTGAGGATGGGATTGCAGCCCCATCTATGTTTGATACGATCACACTCTATCATGACTGCCAGCATTCGAGCACCCGCTACGCTGCACTCCTACAGCTCCCATCGAGTCGGGAGAAGAAATTTATCCCTTCACTATATATACTATCGTTATTTCTCGTGGGAGTAACAAGGGTGTGACAAAGTTAACTCTGTCGATGAAGGCTCGGTTTCCCGTTCTGGAGTTAGTTTAGTCGATAAACTAACTCCCTTTACCGTCTTTAGGGGGATTTTTATCGTTTTCTCTGGGAGAATTTTAGAAAATATGAGACAAACCAGC